AACGCATTAATTGGATGTGAAAAATGGTCAATGCGACAATTATCATAGAGGTAGAAAATGTCACAAGTAAAACTACGGTGTTATCAACAAAGAGCTATTGATGAAACGCTTGCCTTTATTCGTGCAGGTAAAGGTAATCCTGTTATTGCTATTCCAACAGGTGGTGGAAAAGGTCTGGTGCTTGCTGGATTAATAAAACAACTTGTATTTGAGTTCCCACGACTTCGAGTTGTTGTGGTTACTCATGTGAAAGAATTAGTTGAACAAGACTACAACGAGCTTGATAGACTTTGGTCAACAGCACCATCAAGTATTTATTCTGCTGGTCTTGGTAAAAAAGATATTTCTCAAATCACATTCTGTGGAATAGGAAGTATTGCCAATAATGCAGATTTGCTCGGCAAAATTGATTTAGTAATTGTGGATGAAGCACATTCAATTAGCGGAAATGAAACCACTACTTATGTGAAGTTTATTAAGGCTTTAGAAGCTAAAAATAAATATCTCAAAGTAGTGGGATTATCTGCGACTTGTTATCGTCTTGGGCACGGATTGATTACGGAAAATCATCCTATCTTTGATGGATTCTCAATTGATTTAACAAGTTTCCATGAATTCAATTGGTTTATTGAAGAAGGTTATCTTGCCACACTGACATCTAAAAGAACCAAATCTCAATTAGATGTCACAGGAGTTAAGATTACTGCGGGTGATTACAATTCAAAACAATTAGCGCAAGCAGTTGATAAGATTGAAGTCACTCGTGAAGCATTAAAAGAAGCGGTGGCGTATGGACATGACCGCAATTGCTGGATATGTTTTGCCACAAGTATTGACCATGTGATTCATATCACAGATATGCTTAATGATGAATTTGGTATCTCTGCGGTAGCAGTGCATTCAAAAATGAGTAATGATGAGCGTGATACCGCTATTCAAGATTTTAAAGATGGTAAGTATCGCTGCGCTGTAAATGCAATGGTTTTAACAACGGGTACAAATATTCCTCAGATTGACATGGTGATTGATTTAGCACCAACCACATCAACCGCTAGGTACATCCAGAGGTACGGAAGAGCGACTCGCCCAGTGTATGCCAAGGGTTATGACTTATCGACCAAGGAAGGGCGATTAGAAGCGATTTCAGCGGGTATAAAACCTAATGGCGCATTGTGTCTTGACTTCTCAGGAACGATTGCGCGATTGGGGATGATTAATGACCCAGTGATACCTAAAATGAAAGGGGAAGGAAAGGGTGGTAATCCTCCTGTGAAGACGTGTATTTATTGTCAAACAATAAGTCATCCTTCTGTGAGAGTCTGCCCAGAATGTGGGCATGACTTTCCGTTTGAAGTAAAGATAACTCACACGGCATCAACACAAGAAATTATTGCAAAAGAACCTCGTACTAAAATCGTTAATCATGAAATAGAAGATGAATGGTATGAAGTTTATGATGTGCAGTATTCAAAGCATATTATCCGTAAAACAGGTATTCCGATGCTTCGTGTTGAATATAATTCTGCCACACTAGGTGCGACTGAATGGGTGGGTTTTGAGAACCCTTTAGGTTCACCTCAACGTGGCATGGCATATGGTTGGTGGGCAAAAAGGGTCATTGGTAAATGTCCAAAAACGATTGACTGTGCGCTCGCGTATGTGGGACAATTACCTAAACCACTAGAAATATTGGTTTCACAAAAAGGTAAATACCTTAATGTAAAAAAAGTTAGGTTCGCAGATGGATTTATTCCAGAAAATGTGGATGAAATAATTATTGATACAAAATCAGCATTAGAATTTACTGATGACGATATCCCATTTTGAGATTTAACATGAATCTTATTGATTTAATTTTTGAAAAGATAGGCGTAATAGTTATGATGGCTGGTAGCTATGCATTTGACAAAGATGGTAATGCGATTGAAGCAGTAAACATTCGTTATTCAACTGTCTTAACACCATTAGAAGATACAGAGTATGGTCGTGAAGCAAGACGGCTTGCAAAACGTAGAGAAAGATATGCGCGAGAAAATGAAGCTCGTAGATTAAAACGAGCAAGAGAAAAAGCGGAAAATCCTGAAGCCGTTAAAGAAAAAAGACGACAAAGCTATCTTAAATATCGTAAATAATGAAAAGAGACTTGAGAAAGGGAGACGATGATGGAATCGTATGACGATTTAATGGCTATATTTTTAGGTTATTTTATGTTGTTTTGTACAGTGTTAATTATTGGCATGAGCATCGCAATTAAATTTAATGAATCCTACGCTATTTTGTTTAGTGTGGTATCAGGAATAACTATATTAGCTTATGGGTTAAGAAATGTACGTTAAAATATTAAGTGAACATGGCTACGAATGGGCATTGCGTGGGATGGCATATAGCTATCTTGATGAATCAGCCGATATCGATGCATGGTGGGAAACACAGAGAGATAAGTCAATTAAACGCGCAGAAGTACTAGCAAATAAAGATGGTGGTCACAATAAGTTCTTACGCAGCATTAATGTATGGATGGATGTTCGTGCAACCCGTGCATTTTGGGCAGAATTTGATACTTATCAATTCATCACTAAGAACTCAGCAAGTACAATGCATAAGCTCAATAAACGCGCACCAACAAATAAAGACTTTTCAACTAACACACCTCGCATTGCTGTCGATATGTTTCGTGTGGTTTGGCAATCATATAAAGATGGTGATATTAGCATTGTGGAATTAAAAGATGCATTGCCTGAAGGCTACCTACAGACTCGTGAAGTGACTATTAATTATCAATCATTGAGAACTATTATTTCACAAAGAAAAGGTCACCGATATAAATATTGGGATTCCTTTATTGAACAACTTATGTCACAAGTAGAACATCCAGAACTATTGAGGGATTTATTATGAGATTCACAGAAATCGTAGAAATTGATTTAAACATATGGATTAATCAACCATACTTTGATTCACAGTCAAATAAAGCTAGTCTTTTGGATGTGGCATTTGATAAAATAATTTCAGTTTTAGATGATTCCGAGATGTCATATGGTTTCTAATTTTCACAATCTTGAAGATGGAGGGGAGAATATGAGTGAAATGTCATATAACCAGATTAGGGCAAGTTTAAGTGAGTTTAGTAATATCGACATTGCTGATTTCTGTGTACATTATTTGCGTGAACATATTCGCGGTGATACAACAGTATCAAGAACATATATTGCAATGACACATGATTTACAAGCAGTTGTTGATAAGATAGCTGTAAACATTGAAAAAAATAAACCAACATGGGAATAATTATGGAATATATAAACGGTACATTAGCTTATTTGGTGATGTTGGCGATAATTGGTGTGAGTACGGGTATAGTAGCTAAGATTGCTATGTTTGTTTATTTGATGAGTGTTTAATAATTGAGTCATAATTTAAATTGGGCGGATATTGACTTGCCCCCAATAAACCTGTGGTCAGTACCATTTATGCCAATTAAACCAAAAACAATTGATGAAAATAATCATCAATTTGATGTAGTTCGTGCTAAAGAAAGACAAGTTATTTTTAAAGATTTATTAACTAAAAGAGCTAAATTATGAATGAAATAAGTGCAAGAGCAGAAATTATTACAAAAAGAACATATAATAGACCAAAAGAAGACGGTTCTTTTGAATCTTGGAATGAAACAGTTGACCGTGTTATTGGTCATCAAAAATGGTTATGGGAACGAGCAAAGCATTCAAAATTAAATAAATCTGAACTAAATGAATTATCAGAACTTCGTGAATTAATGCTTGAAAGAAAAGCATTAATGTCAGGCAGAAGTCTGTGGCTCGGTGGAACAGAATTATCTAAAAAGAGAGAAAGTTCACAATTTAATTGCTCATTCACAAATGTTGAAACCGTGTATGATGTTGTTGATTGCTTTTGGTTATTGTTACAAGGCTGTGGCGTTGGGTTTAAACCTGTTCGTGGTACACTAAATGGGTTTAGCAAGGCTATTGCTAACGTAGAAATTATTAGATCAACAAGAAGCGATAAGTTAGGAAATCAGAATAATGTTGAAACATTTGATAGGGATACAAAAACATGGACAATTATAATTGGTGATTCTGCTGAAGCATGGGCAAAATCAATAGGAAAGATATTGGCTGGTAAACAATTAGCAGATAAACTGATTCTTGATTTTTCACAATTACGTCCAGCGGGTGAAAGATTGCGCGGTTATGGTTGGATTAGTTCTGGCGATGATGCTATTGTGAAAGCATATTCAAGAATTGTTGAAATAATGTCTAAGAGAGCTGGAAACTTATTATCGGCTATTGATATTCTTGACATTATGAATCATCTTGGCACTGTTTTGAGCAGCAGACGTTCAGCACAAATAGCCATATTGGACGTTACTGATTATGAAGCAAAAGAATTTGCAACGGCTAAAAAAGATTTTTGGCTATATGATAATGCACATAGATGTCAATCCAATAATTCTCTTGTATTTCATACCGAGCCAACACATTCAGAACTTACAAAAATTTTTGAATTAATGGAGTTATCGGGTGGCTCAGAACCAGCGTTTATTAATGCTGAAGTGGCTAAAAAACGCGCCCCTTGGTTTGCTGGATGTAATCCTTGTGTTGAAATTCTATTGGGCAATAAATCATTCTGTAATTTAACTGAAATTGATATTGGTAAATTCCATGGTGACACAGATGGTTTAAATAGAACACTATATATTGTGGCTAGAGCTAATTATCGTCAAACATTAGTTAATTTAAAAGATGGTATTCTTCAAGAAGCATGGCATTTAAATAATGAGTTTTTAAGACTGTGTGGCGTTGGATTAACAGGTATTGCCAGAAGACCAGATTTGGTTGCGTATGATTATCAATCAATGCAACGAATTGCCACATCAGCGGCTTATTCAATTGCAGATGAGCTTGGAACACAAAGACCAAAGAATGTAACTTGTGTTAAACCAAGTGGTACATTATCTAAGATTATGGATACAACAGAAGGTGTCCATAAACCACTTGGAAAATATATTTTTAATAATGTTGTTTTTAGTAATCATGATGAAAATTTGAATTTGCTTCGTGATGCGGGATATAAAATAATACCTCATCCAAATGATACAACAAGTTGTATTGTGACATTCCCTGTTGCATGGGATGATGTGCCGTTTGATTATTGGAATGGTATGGAGGTTAATCTTGAATCGGCTATTTCGCAACTTGAAAGATATGCATTGCTACAAAATAACTGGACACAACAGAACACATCTGTGACAATTAGTTATTCACCAGATGAAGTAGAAGATATTGTTAATTGGCTTTTAAAGAATTGGAATCTATATGTTGGTGTTAGTTTTTTATATCGTGCTGACCCAACAAAAACAGCCGCTGATTTAGGTTATCAATATTTACCACAAGAAGTTGTAACAAAAGAAGCATATAATGAATATGTTGCCAATTTGAAACCAGTTGAAACAACAGGGTCTTTTACTGAAATTGAAAGTCAGGAAGGATGTGTTGGCGGGGTTTGCCCAGTAAAATAAATTGTTTTGACATAGTGCGTTTCATAGCGCACTATGTCCTCTATTTTGGAATAAAAAAAATGCAAGAATTAATTGAAGAAAACAAAGATATATCAATTACCATATTGCTTTCAATTGTGGTTTATCTGATTAATCAAGTTGCAAATACTTGTTGGTAATATCATGGTGACAAAAATTTGTATTGGTTGTAAGAAAGAGAAATCAACAGACGATTTTTATAAAAAGAATTGTTCACCTGATGGGGTTGGTTCATATTGCAAACCGTGTGACAGTATTAAACGTAAAAAACACTATTATGAAAAACCTGAAAAACATAAAGAATATAGAAAAAACTATTATTTAAATAACAAAGAAGAATTAAAAGCATATGGATTTGAATATCGCAAATCACATAAAGAAGAAATAAAAATAAAAAAAGCGATATATTATAAAAATAATAAGCATATTATAAAACAATATGTGTCAAATAATATTGAAAGGATAAGAGAGTTAAAAAGGATAAATAATAAGAAAAATAAACATACTATTAACAAATATTATTTAAATAGAAGAAAGAATGACCACATATATGCCATTACCCATAGAATACGAAATTTAATACGAATGTCACTTCATCGAAATGGTTATTCTAAAAAATCAAAAACGCAAAGCATACTTGGATGTGATTTTGATTTTTTTATGAAACATATCGAAAATCAATTTAAAGATGGAATGACGTGGAATAATAGGGGTGAATGGCATTTAGACCATATTATTCCTATATCATCAGCTAAAACAGAGGAAGAAATCATTAAATTAAATCACTATGGTAATTTTCAACCATTGTGGGCAAAGGAAAATATTTTAAAAAGTGATACCATGCCAGAACAAGATGTTATTGATAGGATTACCAAATTGTCTGAACATAATTAATTATATTGATTTACACAAGGATATTTATGTCACGAAAAAGAGCGCAAAAGAATATTACGCAAAAATGGGAAGTATTGAATGAAGAAATTATCCCTAATAATTATCAACGTGAACCACAGGAAG